ATTGTTGTCTGTTATGATTGTGAAGAATAAGAAGTTAGTAGCACCAGCTTTAGGAACTGACCACTCATTTCTGCTTATTGAAAGCCTGCACCCAAGAACACTTCTAGTTTCATTCATGCTAAGTGTGTATACTCTATTTCTAGGATCATAAGCACCAAGTTTTTGAGTATCTCCTGCATCATTCATAACATTTATGAAATAATCTTTCATACCACTAGATGATATTTCAGCTATTTCATTACCTGCCATCATTAACACAGCACCTCGTCTTAGGTCTGTAAAGAACATATCGTATCCCCAACTAGCAAATGACTCAGGGTTCTTACTTATACCATATTCATATGGCAACAATAACTGATTACCTAATACCTCTGGAACGGATGACAATTGACTTCCTCCGGCAGCATCAGACAATATACTTTTTTCATATAGAACAACACTTACTTTATCCTCTTGGAAAACAAGTACATCTTCATCTCTAGCGTATAATTTCTGAATAGACCCATATTCTCCATCTAAGTACTTAAAATTAGCCTTAGATAGGTTAAATTGATTCAGTTCATTTACACTAGTGTTTTCTCCATAAATACTACTATAACAAATAGCATTTTTAGATACTTTTTGCCCATAACCATCTATTGTTGTAGATGCTCTAGGGCTGTATTGTAAAGTTGCTGCATTCCAGTCATCTCTTATTCTGTATGTCTCTAAACCATTCTCATAAGACCAAGCATTGAAGTCAGAGTTTATAGTAGATAATGGGTTATTTAATACAATACAAGCAGGATTCAATCCATTCTGATTGGCTTCATCTTTATCATAAGAAGCAGTACCTGGAGCATTGTATATAGCATTAGCTATTGTTTGATTTACCACTATATTATATGGATCTATTACTGCTAATACCTCATAAGGGATATTTGGATTGAAATATATTGAATTTATGTCTATGTATAATTTTTCTCCAACAACAAAGTTGTGCATCTGAGTTGATGTTAATATAGCTTTTCCTACAAATGGTGCTGTATTATTATATACTAAATTACCAAAAGACCATAACACATGATGTTGACCATTAACTATTGGTAGTGTTCTAGTTGTTTCGTGGTATATATCTGCATTAGACTCATCAGGAACAGTTTCAGCTATAATGGTATTGTCAAAATGTTTAACATATATAGATGCAGACATTCTGTTAATATTATTGTTGCCAGTATTACTTCCTACTAAAACCATATATACTGGTTTAAAATAAATAGTAAATTGATCTACATCTACATTTATAGATGAATATGGTATTATATTTTGATTACTTGTATTATTATATGTAGTAAAATCACTACCTCTTCTAAAAGAAACTATCTGTTCATTTAATTCAACACCATTTGCATCTATATATTGAAAATCATTATATGCACCTGATTCAATAAACCACTCTTCTATATTTTCATATGTTCCATTACTATAAAATGTTTGAACATAATTAGATGCATTTGGGTTAAGTGTTTCATTAATTTTTATTTCAATGATATCACCAGGATATATAGTTTCATCTTGATTGTCGTTTAGAGTTAAAAAACAATATGGAGAATCACTAAAAATATTTTGAGTTAAATAACTTCTATTCCTATCTCCCCTTAAATTTATTTTCCAAACATCACCAACAGATGGCTGAGAATTAAATACAATCCAAACGCCATATCCCAATGATTGATTTTGTTGAACAGTATTTCCGTTTGGCCCTATATTAATCCAATATGGTACACCTATATTAATATTTGATATATACCATGTACCATAAAATATATTTGATGTCCATCTAAATTGATTATTTGGTAACACTTGTAGTGTTACCCTATATGATCCGATAAAATTATATCTATTTGAATCAGCATAAAAAAATAATGGTGTGGGATTTGGATTTGTTGTTAATATAAGAGCATTTGGATTATTATCACCATAATATATTGGATTTTCAGCATATGAATATGAATTTACTGAAGTCATACAATCATTAATAGAAATACTACTATTACCATAAGAATCATTCCAATATACATTTGTAGGAATAGCACTACTTAATTCATATGGATTATCAACCTTTATCTTAAAATAAAGTCCTGCTTGAGCACCATTTATGAAATTAGCTGCTTGACTCTTAAGCTCTAATACCTTATATTTCTTATTAGAAAAAGTTGGTCCATCATTAGTACATTTAATTATAATATACCCATTTACAGGAATTTTGTCTTTATCTGATTCATGTATTAAGAAATACCTAAATTCATTCTTAACATAAAAATAGATAGGAAATATATTATAATAAGCACCTTTACCTTGTTTAATAACAAACCTATAGTTAGTAGCCCAAGATGGTGGGTTGTTGTATACAGTTACCTTTAAACTATTACCCTTTGTAGATTGAGTAGGAGGTATGTATACAGTATTATTGTCAGATGTAAGTGCAGTTGTAGATCGACCATACTCATCTAGATATTGTATGCCTATCTGATAATCTCTATCAGAACGGAATGTTTGTATGGGAGCACCTTCTATATTATTATCGAAAGATTTGTAAGTAACACCAACTCTAATTGGCTCAAATACATCATAAAATTGAGTATAGTATCCATACATTATTCTGTTGCCAACATAATCTTGAGCTTTAGCTAGCAATGGAACATTATCAAAAAGACGAGTTAATTGATATGGATCTAGAATAGTATATATCTCATTGTTGCTAAAATCAAACTCTCTAAACACATTGTTGGCTATATTTAGATCATCTTTATTTATTGTGTCAACTATAAATATATTTGTATTTCTAGCATCACGCATCAATATCTGAATCTCACTAACAAATTGACTTCCTGTAAAACAAGTTATAAATGCCTTGTTATATTTGTTAGTCATAGCTTTATTATAACCTGCGTTATAATCAATAGTATAATCTTTAGGTTTAAATGCCACTTGTGTAAATGGTGACATTGCACTATATTGATTATCCAAATACTTATACCTATATGAAAAATAGATAAATCTATCCTCCATATTATTTGCTTGATCAATTAAATTTGGATCAAGCGTATTATCCAACCTTAACTTAGGACCATTAAGTGGTGGTGCTAATATAACATTGATGTCATCATCAATTCTTGGGTCATCAACACTATACCCACCATTACCATTTACATCAGCTCTAACTCTAGAAACATTTATTCTTCTAGGTGGATTAAAGTTGTCTGTCCAAAAAAGAAATCCATTTACATAATTGATGCCTGTAACAATAAACTCCTTATTGAAATTAAGTTTGCTAGGTGTTGTTGGTGTGGCCTTATTTGACTGCAATACTCTTACAGTAGTTCCGGACACAGTATTGTACTCAAATATGCCATCAAATTCATTAGCAGAAACAAGCCAATAAATAAGGTTGTCTTTATCACTAGATGTTGCGCCAATTGTTCTAGCATTAGTAATGGTATTTATATTAGTGATATTACTAATGTTTGTCATTAGCGTATTACCCCTCTGATTTCTAACAGCACCCATGTTGCCATTATCAGATGTGTCTATTCCGACATTTAGAGCATCAATAAAACCACCTTCAGGAATAAGCCTCTCATCGAGGTCTTTATTCATTACACCCTGTAGAAAATTATTGCTTAGTGTAGCCATTATTATTTTATTTGCTTACCTTGACTTCTTAGTGTCATTAACAACCTAGATGGATGTAAATTACTGAGTCTAAGTTTTGCGTTTCTTAATTCAGCGTGCTTCTCGTCTCTTGCCAATTTCCTGTCGTATACTGGTATGCCTGTCTTAGCATTAAGTATGCACCATTTCACGAACCTATATACAAACTCTTCAGCAAACTTGTGAACTACTATATCTGATTCATTTCCGTTTGCCATACCATCAGATATGTATTCCAACACTATAAGTTGGTTTTCTACACCTGATGAAAAGTCTATTACACCATTATTTATTCTGAAATGTGGCCCAGCAGAAAGTAGTCCTGGATCTACCATAAATCTAGCACCTACCTCATATCCAAAGTACCAATCACCATCAGAACACCAACCATAGCAGCCTGAGTATATTCCAGGACCCTCATATAGCTTTTTCTCAAGCCTATCTAAATCTAATCTAGATGTGCCTATTAACACCTCTCCATTGATATCAAACAATATGTTATTGTTATTATCTTGTAGGTATCCAAGAGCACTATTAGCCTGTCTATTCTCATATAGAGGTCTCAACACTCCATTTACAAGCAATGATATTCTAACGTAGTTTACGTAGTCTGATGGTAGAATAAATTTGAGGTTATCCCCTACCTGCATCTCAATTGTCTTAATTGCCCTGAGTGCGTCAAAATGAAGCATCTTAATGGCCTGTTTTGCATGGTAGATAACCTCATAACGTTTAACGTTATTAACTAGCTTGTCGTTACCAACATACATTGCCATAAAATTATTCACTATATCAGAAAGAGATACGTATTGATACGAACCCCAATTCTGATCTTCTGGAACAACACCATTATTGGTGTAATACTGATATGGAGTAATGTATGGCATCTATTAACTTTTTTCTTGACTATTTTTAACTTCTTCAGATTGTGCTATTGCTACAACTTCATTTTCACCTATAGATATTCCAGAGTATCCTAGTATCTTAATTACAAGGTCTGGCTCATAGCTTGCAGGAAGCTCAAAGTCTTGGTAGTCAGCAGCAGCAGGGTTGAATAACGGAACACCATTAGGCAAAGTATTCCATGTCCATTTTGGATCTAGTGGATATCTTAAATACTGAGCTGTAACAACACCTGTACCTGATATTGCAGTTGGATATACTTGAATCTCATTACTTGAGTTAGTATATACAGGATATGTTGTAGATGGCTGAGTAAAGCCTGATAGTAGTAGGTTATTTATTTTAGAGTGAGATACTTTTTCAATCTCATTTGTATTATTATACAATACCTTATCTAGGAAGTAGCAATCAGCAGGAATACCATACTTTAATGTTACCGGATTGTATGTAAGTATTCCATAAGTAGAAAATATATCTATAGCCTCTTCTATTTGTTTAGGTATGTCAGCATATCCTGAATTATGCATCCTATTGTTTTGCTTTATAACAGATATGCTATAGCTATAAAATAGCTTTTCAAATATCTCAATCTGTGCTTGCTTGGCAAATAGATTAAACTCCATTG